GTTTTTTCCGCCCTCCACCCCCCACTCCATCCCTATATTCTGCAAGAATAGATTTCAGGCGTCTTCTTTTTCTTTTTTTTAGAGAGACACCCACCTTTAATCTCCCTTCACTTTTAGAAGTTTCCGTAGTCCGTGCTAAGAAGTCATGAATAGGTTCTGCCATAAAAATTACTTATGAAAACTTCGCAATGTCTTCCTTAATGCACAACGCTTTGCTGTGCGTCCGGAAAGATTTGGACTAGAACAAAGTTCATCCAAAGACTTCCCCGCCCTTTTGGCGGTTGCAGTCAGAGCGCCCTTCTTCATATTCATTTTTTGAATCCATTTACCTGCCATAAGCTTATATTACAATAGTCCTAACTTCCAATGATTGTTCCCCCTGGATTGGACCCCGCAAGGCCCTCTTCTAAACTCTCTTCGGACACCTCCTCGGACTGAGGCGTGGGGTTATTTATATCGATGACATAAGTCTCTACATCAGATAACCCGGCCATAGCCCCCTGTGCCCATAGAATCTTAGAGGGATCTTTAAGCGGATCAGTTCCCCTAAGTGTAGCATCCAAGAGAAGCATCCTTAGGCTTGTATATTTCAATAATGCAATCCAATGCTGGGTATTAATTAGATCCTTCATCGTCGTCTCCATCTCCTTCGAGCTCATCCCCTCGATTTGATCATTGATTTCTTTTGTAAAATAAGACCTAACATTTGAAGGCGATTGTTTCGAGCTTTCTGAAGCCTTTTTAGATGTATTTCTATTTTTCATAATTTTTATAATTTAATTATTTATATAACTAGAATCCCCTTATTTATCTCCGGGGCGGCATAGGAGGCGACATAGGAGGCGACATAGGAGGCGACATAGGAGGCGGCACCCCTCTCTGAAGTATTTCCATCCTGTCCCTTATAAGGGATTCCTCTGTCGGATCCGGTCCCAATGGGACAGGGCCCGATACTCCTGGGAGCGGAGGCGCTACGTCCTCCCTCATGGGAGGCAGCCGTTCCGGTAATTCAAGATTCCGTGGCCCACTAGGTGGTTCCGCTTGATTAGCCTCAATCATCTGTCTCAGAATATTCTCCTTTTCTGATACGTCTGCCATACCCAAATCCTGCTCACCCTCTATTACCTCATCGATCTCCTTCCCTTCAAGATTATCCCATTCCTTAGCGAAATTCTTATATGCCTCAAGGGCACTTTTGACATCACTAATAACCTCCTGAAGGCTTTTATTAGGTCCTCCCATAGCCGACTCAATCAATTGCTTAAGAAGAATTCTTTTTTGTTCGTTTTGACTGTTATCTGCCATAAATTTATAACTTAGTAAATCTATTTATACTCGACCCTTTCTATATTAACACAATATACACTTACCTCTGTATATTAAAAGTTTTCTTAAGGATATTACCCTCTATACTTGAGGTTCGTCTTAGCGGGATATTAGTATTGACTTTCCCCCCTATCTTCCTGTTGTGGCCGGCATTATTAGGCGACTTATTGTATGCTGGAATACCTGCGGCAGTCGGGGGAAGGTTACCAGCTTCCAAAAGATTCACCGGTTTAGAAAGTTCAGAATATGGATTAGGTTCACTCCCATAAAGATTCTCACCCGAAGACCTAAGGTGGCGAATAGCGCTACGCAATGATGAACGGGGGATAATTCCACGAATTCCAGGACCACCTCTCCCGTCGGGAGAACTCGCGCCCAACGGAGGCAAGCCAGGTGCTGGAACAGGGGGCAACCCAGCTGGGGGCAATCCTGGTGGCATCCCAGGTGGGGCTGCGCCTGGACGCCCCCGGCCGCCAAATCAGCGGGATTCGGCATTCTTTCTTCTGGCTTAGCGATGATACCATCTAATGTCCAACCCCAATCCGAGATAACCCTACTTGTAAGCTTTTGAGGATCAACAAACGGAAGACTGATAAGAAGCTGGAATAGATCCATATCTTGTTTCTTCCTAACGTCATCCTGGCCCGCTATAGACGGCAATACATGAGAACGGTAATCATAATACCCCTCAAGATCACCTCTATCAATAAGTGGGAATGTCTCCTGTCCATTTTGACCGATAACACGGATTGTCATCTCCTTAGTAAAGAGTTGGCGAGTCATATCCATCCAATATCGGAAAACATCACTATACGCTTCGCCAAGGTGATTCACGAACATGCGGACACGTTCAAGTGTCGATTCACGAAGATGCCTTACTTCAGTCGCACTACCGGCTCCCTGCCCAACACCCATAGAGAAGTCATCCACACCAGAGGCATACTGCATGTCATTTTTAAGAAGCTCTTCCTCCTTATACGCAGACATCTTGATATCACTAAATTGAATCTCGCGTACACCATTAGGATCTATAGAATAAATAATCCCGAATGGACGAGTAACCAGTTCGTCCTTGTTGATATTAGCAAGCGGATTCACAATCCACATTTTATGAATAGAAAGAGTTGCTGAGTCCAACCGCTGGTTTTTTATCAAGTTAAGCATTATCTGAGGGCTCTCAAGGATAAGTGGCAAACCGTATCCCTCAAATTCACCGGGAATCTTCAGGTATGATGCATCGATAAAAGGAGCCTCCTTGAAATCGAATGGTATCGGCATAACTCCTCCTTTAAAAATTGGTACATAGCTACCGCCGACAACCACCGAATAAGCGTCATCGAATGGTCGCCACCACTCAAAAACCTCAAACATTCTTAATGTATTGTCCTGGGTAGTATTATATTTATCACTTCCATAAACAGTACCCGCGGCAGACGTTGCTGCAGCGCTAGAATTTTTCGTTGTATATAGATTGACTGTTCGAACTTGCTGGCGAATAGATGCATAGTCAACAAGATCTCCACCTGGAGCTGCTAGAGCCATTTCAAGACGATCTTTATCCGCCATAGGATACCGGCGCCTAATTTCGCTATCAGTAAGCACTAAACGCTTAAACCAAAACTGCTTACTCTTACGAGAAGTGTTATGCCAGTCATACCAAAGATTATAGTTATCTACCCATTCACAAAAGGGACCATCAAAATAAGTTTTGTCCCGCTTCGTCCATTTATATTTTTTACTAGCTATATCCTTTGTATCAAGATATTCAAGGCTCCTAACATCCTTCTTCCAACTCACCTGTAAAAACCCTACCCCGTAGATAAGGGTTGCCCGTACAAAATCTTCGGTCGTAGGATCCATATCGGCTATCTCCCAGAAATAATCCATTAATTTCTGCTGCTTCTGTGCCTTGCCCATATCATCCTCAGTCCTTCCCATGGCGACGAACTCAGGACGAGCATCAATAATACGAGGGACAAGGGTCTCTACTACTGCCTGAATGTAAGGAATCTGTACGTTTGCCTGCCAGGGTTTTATCTCGCGCTGACGATCTCCGCCCCAAGCAATATAAAGTTTGTATGAGCGATCTAAGCGAGGTTTTACGATAGAAAGGAAATAATTCCTTGCATCTTGCATCTGCAACCAAAAAAGACGGTATAACTCAACCTCTTTAGGACCGTAATCATTCGCATTATAATAATAACCAGTTTTTCTTGCCATCTTAAATCTATCTTACTATAGTACCACTAGATTACTCATCTATAAATAGAGAATTCTTCCACGATAAGCTTTCTCGTGCGTTTAATTTTATTCAATACCCTCATGCTTCCATAGTTAATAAGAACTTGATACCGGAAGATGAGATTCATAGTCAATTTGTTCCAATTTCCCCGAATACATAATTTTAAATCCCTGAAAAGCTATAGCGGAACCGAATATACAGTCATCATGGAACGCTCTTTGCGATATCATGTTGCCCCCACTATCAAAAATAAAGGTTAATAGCTCATCTACGGTAGCTAAGGAATGAATTTTGAGGCTTCCATCCTCTAATGCCTCCCTAAAGTCATCTATCATGAGAGGTCTAGTGACTTTTGTCGTCTTCCAGCCGATTCTATCCGAATAATCTGTCCCCATTTGATCAAATTTCGTTGGACGGAAGTACATTTGTGGATATTGTAGATTCCGAAGAGCCGTAACAGTAGAAATTCCATGATTATTAATCTCCACCACCATTAGGGCATTATTATATAAACGTCCCCACTTGCTAAGGGCCTCACCAAAGCGGTCTGGAGCGAGATGTCCCCTCCATGATGCTACTTCGTCTCCTGTTTCACGATCAAATATCTTAAGCACAGAGTAATCGCCTCCAGTTACACCCTCAGCTACATCGCCTCCCGCCACATAATTCCTCCCTTCAATGGGAGGAAAGAAAACAACCAGACCATCTTCCTCCTCGCGCACAGTATGCTCCGCCCCGCTAGGAGTCTTCACTTTATCTCCGACTTTCAGAATGCCTTTACGAAGCCTTTTAACGAGGCCGGTAGAGAATACGGGACGCCCAGAAGATGAGAACTCTAATTCGTATTCCTGAGCAAAACGCATTGGATTATTGATCCTGCGCCTGATAATCTCTATTTCTTCCTCGGTATATCCCCACCACCAGCCGAATTTTTTCTTTATATAACCATTATCTGCCATCCACATGCGATGATATAGGTTTCCAATAGCATTTGGTGTGGATTCAATTACAATTTTCCCTCCCGCAGGGACAGCATTTTCAATCGCTAACATTTTTTCCTCAGCTTTTTCGATAAATGCAAGTTCCGTTATTAGAACCGCAAAAAGAGTGTATCCTCTACCGACATTTTCGGTTGAAGGGAGTACTAATATCTTGGAATCTATAGCCGGGAAACTTATCTCGTATTTGCTATTATACCGAATCTTGGGGCGCATTGCTTCTGGAGTACTTCGATAAAATGTTTTTACCTTATCCAAGAGCTCTGCGGTAAGATCTGAATTATACCCAATAAGAGCAACGTTTATCCCCGGAGTGGTAATAGCAAGGTGATACAAATAACCCGTTACGGCCGTCGACATACCCAATTGCCTTGCCTTAAGGATCATTATACGCGAACTCTCATTCAATGTATTAAAAAGATCTTTCTGGGCCTCATTCAAAATAAAAGGTATCAGCCCCGGGACCTTACCCTTTATCTGCGTGAAAGATTCTAAATAAAATTTAGGATCCTGAATTTGTTCTATTACCTTTTTTCCAATCATCTACTTATGTCTCTTAGGTGTTCCTCCATAATTATTTCTTCTCATCATAAATACTTGATATGATCTCATCCTCTTCTTCTTGTTTCTTCTTAGCGGATTCAGGCACCTCTGGTATCGCTACATCGTATTTAACGACTTTCTTCTCCTCTACATTGCCTAACCGGTCTGGGGTTTTCTTTTCTTCAATCGATCTGAGCAATTCCTCTTCCCACGTACCGGCCCCGGTTCCGGCATCGCTATCATATTTATCTAATCCGACTGACTTCAATAAGGTTTGATAGGCCTTCAACCTATCCGCATCCTTATCTCCTTTTTCGGCAATGCCCTTAATACCTTCCACGACGAAATCAAAAGAAATACCACTACGGGCAAGTGCCTTGTGATATTCCTTGCGCATTGACATCTTATCAAGAGTTTTATAAACTTCCGCAACTGATCT